TTTGACATGTGGGGTAATCCTGCGAAAAACAGTTCACCTGATCAAACCTACGATCAGTATGGTAACCCTTCTATAAACCCTGAAGCTCTTGAGAGAGAAATAAGAGCAGACAGAAAAAACAAATCAGGTGATATTGATGTTACTGATGAGTTTTTAAACGGACCTAAAGATTAAGCCCTAACAAAAGTACCTCTAGAGTCTTTTTTAAACCCGCTGTCGTTTAAGTATTTCATAGCCCGGTAATAGGTTCCGAAAAGCTTAGTTGCTTCCTGAACTGTAATAGTTTTTACATTGTACAGTGGATCTTTCTTTTCTGGTTTTGATGCTTCGTAAAAGTCAAAGCCATTCTCCTTCATATTAATAGTAACAAATGCTGTTGACCCAAATCTATTTTTTGTAGTAATAATATCTCTTGAGTTGATATTGTCTGGATCATCTTCATTTCGTTGCATTTTGATTGTAATGTCTACTGAGTGCGGAAGGACTGTGGTACCTTTATAATTACCAGATTTGGTAACATGCTGAATAACCCCGATAACAATATCGTTTTTCTTTGCTGTAGAGCAAATTTTTTGAACAATATACTCTTCTTTCTTTTTAGAGGTAAGCTTTTTCTTTACTGTAATAGTAGGAAATGAATCAATTATAACAAAATCAAATTTATTTTTAACGACTTGATTGCAAATTTCATCAATGTCTTTGAGGTTAGAGACTTTTATATTAGACACATTAAGTCTCTTACTATTAAATGAAATTTGAACAATACTCTCTTCCCCTGAAATATATGCTACGTTTTTACCTTCTTTAGCCAAAAGTGAACAAACTTGAAGAAGGAATGTAGATTTACCTGAACCGTGACCGCCGGCAAGAGTAAATGTAGATCCGGGAAGAAACCCATTACCGCCAAACAATGTATCAACAACCTCAACATTTGTTTTGAAGCGCCTGTAAAACGCACTAGGGATAGACACGTCTTCGATTGAAACAAATTCTGTATTATCCAGGTCAATGTTCATGCCTACATAATATAGGAACTAAGAAATTGTGCAAGGATTATCTTTGACCGCCTCTTGATCTATTAACTTTAGTAAATTCCATTCTATCTACAATCTTGACGTGAGTAGGGCCGTTAAACACAACATGACCCTCTCCTTTAGTCGCGACTAAAGACCCATCAGCATTTAGGAAAAATACCTTTTTTAGATCTGATGATAATTTTTCGACTAATACCAGAAGTATCTTCTTGATTTTTATCATTAGAGAGAATAGCTTTAACAAGCTAAACAGACTACTACTATATTGCTCTATAAAGTTTACTAATGAGTTTAACTTGGCTTTTTGACTCTCTCTTCCTTTTGCTGTTTTCTTTTTACCAATCTCTATTTCAAATCGCTTTTCAATAAATGTCTTAAACCCTTTAATAAATTTCTGTAAATCTTTATCGGAAAAATCTCTCCCAAATATTCCTCCATCTGGTAAATCTATTTGTTTGTTAATGTATATCTTCAAGTACTCCATGGCTTGACTTTGAACATATTCATTATTAAAAATATCTTCAATTAAAGAAAGCTGTGCAGTACAATCACTTAATAGATTATCTATTTCAGTAATAAATCTATCTTCTACGTCAACCTTAGCTTGCTTAAAGTTAGCGCCCATTATAAAGACGTTTGCCCTCTTACCGGAATCTATAATAGAATCTACTCTTCGAGTCTTTTGAGTTAGAGTTATATAGTTGTTATGAGGTGTACCCTTAAAAGAATCGTGCACAACTATTCCAACAACGCTGTTATTAACTAGGTTGTATGTATCGCTTAACGGGTCTACAGGAATAGCATAAGCAATAACATTAGGTTTAAAAACAATATAATCTTCTCCATCAATTTGTTCTATAAATTTATCTTCTTCAGCTGAATACAAAACATCACATTGATATATTGTACCTGACTTATCATAAGCTCTATTAAGTTCGTTAAATAGATTTTTAAGTTTTTGAGCAAAACTAGGTCTATCTCCATAATATGCTTGTATCTCTTGTTCGCTGTGAAGAAGTTTAGCTCCTTCTTTAATAATACCTCTAGCTGGGTCTACAGCATATTTTAGAGCAATAAAAAATTGATTTTTAAATTCCTCTCTAGGATCATTTCCAAATAAGAGCGCAGGAGAGCCGTCTATCTTAGCGTTAATATCTATTTCGGAATCTTGACCTTGTAGCTTTTTAATCATTAAATCTACAGTATCAACAAATCTACCAAATCCTTCCTTACCTTGTTCAATAGCTAAATCCTCAATGTGAGTTAAATGTAACTCCATTTGTTTTGTGGTATTATAATTTTCTAATAATACACAATTATCTAGATATAAGAATTTTTTAAAATTAACCATTTAGTATATTAATTATATTTATTTTATCTTCCCTTGATAATGTGTCTGGTAAAAATTGCTCAATGTTACTTTTTGAGCGAATAGCTTCTCTAAATTTAGTAGCGCTAGTAAGTCTGTCAACAGGTCTGAAGTCTATCTTTAATACATTTCTACCCATAAATGGTGATTTAAGTATTCTTTTATATCTTTCTTGATCTTCTGGTGAAGAGTATAGGTTTAAATTTATACTATTACCAACGTTTAAAAACGACTCTATAACTTTAGAATTTTGAATAAGTTCTTTAACGTTAGACTTAACTGGAATTGATTCTGTCTCTCCAGAGTTTAATAACGATGCAACATCATATGTTGCTAAAACAGGCGTTGGGGTGCTAATAAATGGAATTATATTGTTAAGGTATTTTCTGTATATATTCCATATGTTAAAGGATTGTTCAGGTGTAAAGCCTTCATGTTCTTTATTAGATATAAGAACTAAAACTACTTCGTTTTCTTGTGAAGCAACTTCACAAGTTTTAAAGTGACCCACGTGAGGGGGCTTAAATTTACCAGGGAATATTCCTATGTTTTTAACTGCTACTTCTTTTAATAATGACTCAAATACTTTCGAGAATCTAAATCTCATTAAGATATTTAGTATTATTTGTATTTGTATGTAGTTTTTCTATTTTTTATAACTACCTCAATGTTTTTTTTGTTGGACTTATCACCGGGTTTAACTGATTTAATATTTTCCCAATTTTCGTAATACTTTTTATAATCAGTCTCTCTCCATTTAGATCCTTTACCCATTTATCAGTTCCTCCACTTTTTTTAGTTGCTCTACAATGTTGTTATATCTTTCTGTATTAAAGCCTCCGAAGTTTGGTCTTGTTAGTGATTGTCTTGCGTATGATTCTGCTAGAGTTCTGGTTTTCTCTATAGTGATCTTAAGCTTTCTTATAACGCGTTCATTTTCTTCCATGCAATAATTTATAACCACTGTAAAAAAAATAAACTATAATAAGTATTATTATGCCTTCAACTATTTCGTTAAATGTTGTAAATTCAGATGCAACAGGTATTGATTCTCTTTATAATGCAGTCCCGGCGAGCAGAACAGTATATGCACAAACTCTTGTAAATTATATAAGAGATGCTAGATTTCCTGGACAGTTTGCTGCTAACTCCATTCCTATTACTAAATTACAAACTTTAAACTCTTCTAAGATTCAGACTCAATCGCTTTCTGGAGCTGTTAATCAGCCTACTGAAAGAGGTCAAATAGCTTGGTATTCTATAAATTCATTTAATATAGCGCACTCTGGTATAGACACTGCCAGTATTAATAATAAGGCAGTTACAAGACATAAAATAGGAGATGGTTCTATATTTTTAGAACATTTTACCCAAGCATCTCTCGATGAGTTTGCAAATAAAATATCTACAGGACAGATAGCTCAAAAGGTTAATAGAGCTGGTGATACAATGAACGGTACATTGGCCTTATCTGGTACTACAGGTGTAATTGCGGTAAATCAAGGCGCTCAGGGCGCCTCTATAGATATAAGGTCTAGTACCGTTAATATAGATTCTAACGCAGCGTATATGACCTTTCATAGACCATCAAAGTATGCAGTAAGGTTCGGACTAGATAGCGACAATAAGCTTAAAGTAGGTGGATGGTCGATGGGAAATTTTGCTTATGAAATAGTAAACGCAAATAATTTTGATACTTATATAGGCTCTTCTACCAAGCTATCCTCGGATTATGTAGCAAAAACTGGAGCCACAATGACTGGTAATTTAAGTATTAGACAGAATGATTCCTCTGGGTATGTGTCGCTTGTTACTGGTAATACAACAAAGCCTGGATATATAGCGTTTTTTGAGCCAACAGGGAGTAGAATTGGTTATATTGGATGGAGCTCATCAAATAATACGATAGATATAAAGGGAGAAAATAATTATGAATTTAACTTTACTACAACACCAAAAATACAGGGACAAAATATATTATCTATATCCACACTTCAAAATCCTGGTGTTGGAGCGGCTTTGCTCACTGGTGCTACCTCCACATATGAAAGCGGGACTGTTAAAGAGATTTATAGAACAAACACCTATTTAACTCTGGGACTAGCTGGTTCTAACAATGACTGGGCTTATTTAAGGCAAATAGGGGGAGATAATAATTATCATCTAGCACTAGACGTACACGATGATGGTGATGATGCTCGATTTAGCTTAAGAAGTGTTAGGTCTACAGTAAACCCTGATGAGGTAAATACTCATTTAACCATAACACCAACAAAAACAACTCTATATACGGATTTAGATGTAATTGCTGGTACTCCTACAGATTTTACCGGCGAAGCTGTTATACGAATACAAGGCAATAGAACCGATCGATTTAATGCTAACAGACTAGTTTTTGGCGATCAAGTCAATGCCGACCGCTACTGGATGGGTACTAGAGGGGATAAAGATGGTACAAATGCAAAATTTATATTATATTATTATAATACAGAGGGAGGTACTAATCGATGGAGAAGTGTGCTAGAGATTTCGCCAAATAGCCTTAATAGCAACTCTTATTCGCTTAACATTAAGGACAGCGCTCTTACAATAGATTCTTCTGATAATGTAAGTATAAAGAATACTCCATCTGCCGCAGCTCACGCTACTAGAAAAGATTATGTTGATACCCAGGTTGGAGGAAGACTTGCCCTAACAGGTGGTACACTGACCGGGCGGCTTGCAATAAATTATGACTCCCCAACAATAGCTCTAAGAGATACAGATCACAAGTCTGCGTTTCTTCATTGTAATAGCGATCAATTTTATATATTAAGAAGCGCAGGAGATAATGGAACATCGTGGGATAGTGGGCCAAATGGAAGGCATCCCATGACAATGAATTTAAATAATGGAAATGTATCTTTCTCTAATGATGTGTTCGTTGGAAGTTCTGGTAGTTTTTTAAAGTTAGCTACAGAGGATTTTGTTAATAACAGAAGACTTAGTGTAGTCAAAAGAGAGTTTTTTAACCCTGACTGTACGTGGTTGGAGGGAGCCTTTCACCCCACAGGTTCTGGAATAAATCAATTGAATGTTATTCCGGAAATGAGAGGTAATTATTCTGCTATTAGCACGAACAAAACATTTAACGGGCCTTCTGGAACAAGAAATACCAATAACGGTATGAGTATTATTAACGGAGCTATTACTTATACTCCTTCTCGTAACAACTCTAAAATCCATATTTCCATAAGATTTTTAGCAACTCTGTACAATGCACATGCAATATTGCATTGTAGATTCAGAATAAACGGTAGTGATACGGAGAGATTTCCTATATCCTTTAATGGGTATCCTGAGTTTATGGTAAATTATGAATATTGGTACGATGCACCAAACAATACAACACCATTTACAATTGATCTAAATGGTAGATCTTATGATCAAAATAATAGAATGAAGGCACACTATGCTTATTATTGGGACGGAGCAGCAGTATATGTGTGGAATAATGCAAACAGAGTTTATGTACAGCCTAGAATAGTAGTTACTGAATGGGCTGAATAAAAAAGCGCTTTTCTTCTATAATACCGTAATTTTTCTTAGTATCTATATTCCAAGACTCTAAGTCCGTACCTTCTCCTATTACCGCCGGCTCTGATACTTCAGTATGACCCACAATCTGTTTACCTAAAATAATTTCTGGCTTAAACTCGTATCTCCAATCCTGCCATAGAAGTCCACCGACTCTATCCATACCACCTCGGCAAAATCCCGCTGATGCAATAATCCAATTATATTGGTGTCCAATGTTTCTAAAACTCTGCCAAGCTTCCTTGGCCATAACATTCACAAAATGGTTCATATCTTTATTCATTGGAATGTGACATTCATGAACACCGGCGTGAGATAAGGTCCAACCTTGGGTTTGATGAATAAGCTTAAAGTTGTTTATAAAAAATTCATCTCTTAATCCGTTGTCATAAAATACTTTTCTAAACGTACTAGCTTTATTTTTAGAAAAACCAGAGCAGAAATAATGAGTTGGAGAAGCAACAGAGGAGTGTGAACTCTTATTGTTAAGATAGATGTATTGTACGTCGTGATTGCCTAGAAGAAAAACAAACTTCTCTCTGTTAGGGTGTTCCGTAACCAAGTACTTTAAGTACTCGCACGTATCCTCAAACGAGGCTACAACTGGAGGTTCAAAAAAAGAATCAAAGTAATCACCAAGAAAGACTACTTCATCGTAATCGGTTTCTTTTTCTAAAATTTGCTTAATGTTGTTAACTCTTTGGTGAGTATCCGGTATTACTATTGTCTTCATTCCTTAAGTGTTTGTTCAATCTTGTTTAGTTTTTGTACTAGCTCTTTATATTGCCTTAGTAATCTCTCAGCTCCTTTCCTGCACGTAATATTACCAATAGCCCAATCGTCTCTATGTGTCTTTTTAGCCGCATATTCCTCAATTTTTATAACAGCCTCTTTTATATCGGCTGGTATCTCTCTAGTAAAATCTTTTGGTTCACTGTACATTCTTAATAATCGTAGGTATTTACTGGAATATATATTGTATCTTTATTTTCTGCAAGATGTTTTTTTACGAAATTATATAAGCTGTTGTCTTTTAAAATTTCAGACGCAAATTTTATAATTCTCAAATTTGGCCATAACATAGGGCGAACCCTTTCAATAGCATCCCAAGCCTCGGCTGGAGTATCTCCTTGTATAAACCTGGCAATTAGTGCAATAGCTGTTGATCTAGATACCCCAGCAAAACAATTAACCCCCAAGTTATATTGCTCCGGAGAGTAAACCAATGTCTTTAAAAAAGCGATAATTTTTTCAACGTGTTGTCTTTGAGGAGCATCTTTAATAAACGTATCTATCTCTTTATCTTCATCGCTTATATCCATAAAATATAAAGCTAGATGAGGTATTTTTCTAGACTGATTTCGTCTGATCATCTCATCAATTTTATTTTTATCCTGTTCATCGGTTGCGGAGATCCAGGCATTGTGGTTTGTTTCTTTGTTTCCTTTATTGATCTCTATAGCTTGATAGAGATCATGAACTGTAACGTTGTTGATCATTCTTTTGTCTTCTGTCTATATACAGCAGTAATAGCTAGTATAAGACACACAATTAAAAACAAGGATACCCAAAGATTAGAAGCAAAAAACAATGATATGGATATACTAGTAACTATGCAAATATACGCTGAAGTTTTAGCTTTTTTAGACATTCCTTTACCTTCTTTAAAGTCTCTTAACGTCTGTCCAAAATATTTGTTGTTAAGAAGCTTATTATACCATTTTTCATTACTTCTAGCAAAACAATATAGCGCTATAATAATGAAGGTTGTTCCGGGCATTACCGGTACAATATATCCCGCAATACCCAAACCAGTACATATAAACCCCGCAATGAGCCAAATGTGTCTAAGAACGTAATTCTTAGAAATTTTAATATCTTTATTTTCCATTACAAGATTGTATACTGAATATTTACCTTCTCAAGCTTAAACTCTAAAAAATTCTCTCTACCGTAATACATATTACCATCTAAAGAGCAATGCTTAAGAGTATCCTCTAATTGAGGACCTATAGGAGAAAGCGTAGCATCACAAACGTTATCAGTAAACTCAATAAACGTACCGTGTTTAAGAGTTACCCACTTCTTGGTCGGTTTGTGTCTCAGGGCAAACTTTATTATGTTCATTCTTTTTTTGGTCCTTAGTTTTCCAATACTCTTCAGTCTCCAGGTCACAAGCTACATATTCATTCTTTCTAGCCTCTTCATAGGATAGCGTCTTGTACCAGCCCCACTTCTTACACGGTACCCCTCTTTCTCCAGATAGCTCACAGGTGTGTCCTGATTCTCTTTCAGCCTGATTAACGATATCTTCTATAATATCGTTTTCTATGCTATTAGCCCCTACCACATGATAATAGAATCTAAGCGTTCCATATTTTTCCTTAATTTGATCTGCATTTACATAGACTTCGTTATCTGGTGTGGAAACTTTGTCGCAAAAGTATTGAAGCTTGGCCATACATTCATCAAGCAGCTTATACCACCCTGAATCACATTCAAATCCCCAAGCCATGCAGGTATGCATTGGATCGCCTCTAAAATCTCTAAGAATTTTTGGATACTTTTCTACTAGTTTAAGTTGTAGTTCTTCAGTCATAATCTTCTTCCTTTGCTGCTCTCTTACGTTTGTTTCTTTCTTGTTTTTTAGCTTTATCAGCCAGCTTCTGCTCTTCAGATTTAATACCGAGAATATCCTCTCTCCACACTCTATTAGCTTCTTTTCTAGAAGGAGTGGGTTTACCAGGCTCTGTCTTACCCTTAAGAGCAATTCTAATCTCCTGCATAACAGGAGACGATTTAAGTGATTTCCATGTTGCAATGTTCATATTAAGATCTTTGTAAGAGTATAGCTTCTTCAGATGAGGAATCAACACTAAAATTATAATCCCCTTCCCAATATTTTTTTGACTTATTAATATTAATTTCGATGTTTATTTTACGTATTTGCCTTATATCATCACATCCATCCTCGTACCCATTAACTACAACCTTAGTACTTGGGTGATATTCTAAAAGAGCATCAATTAGTTCTTGAACTGTCATTTTTATTTATTGCTTTTTACCTGAAGTATTAATTTTTCTATCTGCTGGTTATTAAGCTCTTTACCATCGAGCAAAGTAAAAAGCATTCCCGACCTGTTGGAAGGACCGTAAGAGTTTGTAATAATAGCTGCCTGTTCTTTTCTAGTCTCTATATTTCTAATAGAGTGTATAAATTGCTTCATGCTATTAATAATACTCTTAACAGTATAGCCTACATCACAAAGTTTTAAGATGTCTTTTTCAAACTGTTTAGCAACTTCGTAGTCAAATTCAGTTTCTATTTTTTTATAGAATTCTTCGAATTCTGGAAGCCCTTGTTTAATATAAAATTCTATTAGTCTATTTTCTGAGCTTAATTCTGTTTTTATTCTATGTAGCCATACATACCAATCTGATTTAATTTTAACTCTATTTTGATTTTTATTGTAAATTAAAACAACGCCTTCTTGACCTTTCCATATTTTTACAGCATTGCTTATATCGGTTAAAGAATTAAAAGAATACCTCTTAGGAGATATATGAGAGAACACCCCGTCAACCCTTTTTAGCATTAGCGATGATTTGTCCACAGATCCTAAAAAATAAAACTTCACTTCCTCAGGCTTTATAACAATAATGTTATTGGGAGTTACTAGCTCAAACAATAGAGATAGGTTTTTATTTTTTTCTAAATAATCGATAACTTCAGGGTGCTTATTGAGAAGCATTTCAAAATCAATTGAGTTTAACTGAGTTTTATAATTTACTGTTCCCCTAGTTCGCAAATTTATTTCACCCTTATAATAATCTACTATCACCAGGGTGCCGTCTATTTTTTCCACTACTTCCCAATCTATGTAATCATCGGGATTAGGATAACATTCAGGCTTTTCTCCGAGATTCATAAATTTAGGGAACCCCGAAGACAGTACCTCCATCGACTTACTATCTACAATAAGCGATCTAAAGATTAAATTGTCTTTAGTCCACTTAGCGTCTGCTTTTGGAGTAATAAGAGTGGCTTTTCTGTCGAAGTATTGAACTGGATTTAAATAAAATCCGTTCTCTTCACTGGGAAGAGTTATTTTCATCTTTTACTTATGTATAAAAAATAAAGCAAACAAGTCACTAAAATCAAATCAACAAAAAGAGAAGGGGAAAAGTAAAAACAAATACACAGCACCCCAATTGTGCCGCATGCTAAAATAGTCTTATAGTGAAGTAGATAGTTCTTAATGTTTTCCCATTTAAGTTTATGTTTATTCATAGTTTATAATGAGTCTGTGTTTATATCGAAGGTTGAATTTTTATACATTCTAAGCTGGTCTACACGAAAGTGCAAGATTTTTCCTCCGCTCTCTAAAGTTACTGCCCATACATCATTTTCAAATGTTCCGCTCTCTCTAACGTAAATAGCATAACCGTTGCCCATAGGAGTAACTACAGGCATTGGGTTCTTAAATTCATGTATCATTAATCTTTATAATTTCTGTTAATAAGCTTAAAGCCTAATGGGCGTCTAGAGTTAAAACTCTTAGGATAATGTGATGGTCTTACGACAATTCCCTCTGCCGGTAATCCGCTGGAGTATACCTGCGAATCAGCGATAGATTGAAGCTTTTGCAAAGGGTTGTCAAAATGCTCTACTAAAAACCACGTATCAATAATTTCAACTAAAGGAACAACCTTACATTTAAGTTCGCTTTCGCAGAACATTTTCATCTCTCCATATGTTAAGTAGTATTTGCTGTCTTTATAAATTTGAAATACAAATATTTCAATTCCTTCTAGTTTTAGCGGATTCTTTTGTATTCCATTACCAGCAAGTTCACCCTGAATTATCCCAGACCATCCCTGGGGTATATGAAGCTTTTTAGCGGCATTCCAAAACGCTGAGTTTTCAGTATCTTTTTTGGATAAATTTCTAGAACATACTTGATCTATATAACCATCCTTTACGACTACTGTAATAGACGAACCATCAATTTTCTGAGTCACAGTTATTTTTCCCCCTGACCTTATGACCTGATTAACTAAATCTGGATCATTAAGCCCATTATCTTCATCTGTTTTACTTGCTAGATGAGTAGGAAAATCACCAATAGTCTCTCCAGCAAGATGAGCTGGTATTTCTTTAATGTATTTCGTAATTCCTAACAGCTGAGTTACATCTTCGCCAATAACTACGGTTTCAGTAAACTGATCGGGAAATTCACTTAATGGTAAAACTAACCCAGAGCTATACTCGCCTCGAAGTTTGATATTTTTAATTCTAATAGACTTGTTCGGGTTATCTTTATCTGCTAAAAATTCAGACCACGGCTTAAGAGGAACAATAGTATCAATAGTAATAAAGATGACCTTGTCTCCTGGTTTAAATTGTTCTTTTTTAACTACGGTCTGCCACCCTAGTACTGTAGCGAGTTCCAGCCTGTCAGCGTTGGGATGAGGTTTGAGGTCAGAAATAATTTCAATAGATGCCAGTTTCATTATGTCCAAAGATAATCTCTATTTTTAATAAGTGCAATAAGAATTTCTGTGTCTTTATCGTCAATTAATTTTTCTAATCTATTTACTTCGCCGTAATGATCTTCATAGGATCCAGGTAGAGGTACATATTGAAACACTCTTCTCCCTTCATTGTCTTTTGATTCTTTGAAACAATCATTGAAAGGTCTAGAATCGGGGTATGAGTCGTCTCTTTGTTTTTCAAGCGCAGGTCGCTCTTCGGTTATATACTTGTAGGCAGACTCAAGCCACTGGGCAAATTCTTTATGTTTTTCCGAAGAACCCTCCCAATCTACAATACCTGCCAAGTATTCTTCTTCATAAAAAGACTTAATTATTTGAAAATTAACAATTTCTAATACCTCTGAAAGGTCTACCCAAGTTTTTGGTACGCTTTTTCTAAGTTTTTGATGACATGGCTTAAAGATCGGTTTAATATAATCGTAATAATAATATCTCCATGTTATAGGTACAATATCCAAAAAATTCCATATGCCGAATTTATTGTAAATCTTTAATTTTAGTTTAGTTATAGGGCATTCATACTCTTGTGTGTCTTTAAGTAAATGATTCTTACAGAAAAACTTATCGGTGTAGTGTTCTTTGCTCATAAATATTGATATATTACTAAAATATAGTATAATTAAAATTATGAAAGATCAAGACCCAAAGGATTTTGACAGGAATAAATTAAGATATCTGTATAGAAGAGTTATCACAAGAATTGAAGATAAGCCTAAAGGTCATTTTGCTTTTAAAAAAATGAAGG